CCCTTCAATTGGAAATCAAGTAAAAATTATTGACGCTGAAGGAACTTTTGGTACAAACAATTGTACAGTAGCTAGAAACTCTGAAAAGATACAAGGAGCTACTTCAGATTTAACAATAAGCACCGATGGTGCGGGCATTGCGCTTGTTTATGTAAACAGTGACAATGGATGGAGGTTGAAATATAACGACTAATGGCTAACTTACAAGATATAGTAAACAGAAGTGAAGTAGGCGCAATTAAGCCTTGGACAAAAGCAACAGCTCCAGACGGTTATGTTTTATGTAATGGAGCAGCAATTTCAAGAACAACTTACGCAGATTTATTTGGTGTAATTGGCACCACATATGGTGCTGGTGATAGTTCAACAACTTTCAACGTTCCTCAATTACAAGGTAAACTGCCACAAGGTTATGATGGTAATACTTATAATTTAGCAGGTACTGGTGGTGCAAATACAGTAACTGTAGCGGTAACAAATAACCAAGCTGCTACAAATGCTACAAACCAAACTGTAACGATAACAGGAGCTATTTCTAATACGTCTTTAACTACTGCTCAATTAGCATCACATACACATACAACCGATGCGGGAAAGAGTGGTCCTGGTTCTCTTGACAGTGTAAACCCTGGTCCTGGTTCTGGTTTTGCTGAGGCTAATATTGATAATTCAGGCTCAGGAACTGGTCATAATCACTCTCATACTTTAGCAGGTAGTTTAACAGGTAATATTACAACTTCTTTAACAGGAACCGTTACGGCGGCAGGTACAAATTCATTCTCACCTTTTGTGGTGGTAAACTATATTATAAAACATTAGGAGATATTGATGGCAACACAAATAGTAATATCAAACAAAAGTAGAATTTTAATAGATGATTCTTTTGGTATAAATTGGGCAGATAAAGGAAATGCTTGGCAAGATGCTTGGTGCCCAGATACTATTCACGCAGTTATTTGGAACGATTTAATTGGTCAAAACGAAATTCAAAGTAAAGATCCTGCTACTGGCAACATGACAGGTAATACTAATTTAAGTGCTACAAGTGATGCTGTTGGATCAACAACTATAGCTGCTTTACTTACATGGGCAGAAACAAGAAAAGGTCAGATAGAGACTGCAATGACAGCATATAATAATGCCGTAGCCTCTGATGAAACTAATGGAACAAGTGATGCTTTAGCTAATTGGCAAGCCTACGATTCTAATCATTCTTAATTTAACTCTTCCTCTACGTCCTTAAAAGGACCATTTAAATCTACATAATGAATAAATAATTGATGATGCCAACATCCTTCTGGTTGTTGAAATAAGGGTCTCCAATGTTCTATTTCAATTCCTTTATAAATAACACCATCTCCTGATTCTATTATTACTGGTTTGTCTCCCATATATAAAGGCCATTTATAGTTCTCATTCTCATAACGATACTTTAAAGTTATAGAACAACTTATTTCACAAGCATCTCTATCCTTATGTCTTTTTAAATCTGCATTACTAATATAAATTCTATTCCAAGCATAAGTTGGTTTTAATTTTAAACCAGTTTCTTTTTCCATAGTTGGTAAAAGCCAATAAAGAACATGTCTATATATCTCAGATTGACTAGAATGATAATTAATTGAAAGAGGTACAAAATCATTTTTTACAGTTATAGCATTATGAGTTTGATTTACACTCCAAGTAGATAAAAAATCAACCATGTCAGGTGAAAGTATGTTTTTAACATATTTGTATTTATTTTTATTTAACGAATCCATGTTATTATTGAATGCCTATCTCCGTTTGACACAGGTAACACAGCATGGGGAAACATAAAATTACTTGGAAATGCAATTGCACTACCTACTTTTTTTTCAATAACATACTCATTAAAAAAACAAAAACTACCTCCATCAAAATTATCATTTAATAATATAGATATACTAAGTAATCTTGGTTCTGCTGAAAAATGATCAATGTGAGTTTCATACTTTCCCTTTTCACTACCTTTATAAAATAAATGAATATATCCCGTATCTATACCTTCAGCACCATCTGCAAAAGAACCAATATCATTTTGGTACAAAGTTAAAACATTTCCAACTGTTTCAAAAATAGTTGTCTCAAATTCTTGACTTAGTGGTTTGTTGTAACAATTTCTTATTTTAGCATCCTCTACCTTATCCTCAAGTGTCGCCATTTTAAACTTTGATTTATCCGCAGTTTTAATTATTTTTTTACAAATATCTTTATCCAAAACATTGTCGTATACTTTTATAAAATCTTTTAAATTATTCATTTAAAATTTTTTTTATTCCAAAATCTATTTTTGTATCTATCTACCCATTCACTATTTAACAAATTTAAAGTTTTAGAATGAAGTTTTTCTATATAAAAACCAGACCACATCTTCCATGATTCTCTTTTAAAAGGAATAACTTGAATCATAGGTTCACCTTTTTTAATTAAAAATTGTTTATCTCTTTTCTTTAAAATAAAAGGAAAATTAATAACATTTACATAACTGTCTGTGTCTACAACGCCTTCAATAATTTTCCATCTTTCCTCGACTCTGTTCATTGGGTGTATAAATAAACAACTATAACCAGGAGGAGTTTTAATTAACCATTTATTATGAAATTTTCCAGCATTTTCACCGGTAGATTTATGCCACTCAGGTGGTAATTGTGTTTTATTATGATAACCAAAGTCGTTATGTTCTCTGTTTGCTGGAGCAACACTAAAATCATTTTCAGTAGGATCAACTAAATAATCTTGATCAAAAGGAATTATATAGCCGGCCGTCATTGAATCTAAAAAAGGAATACAGGTTTTAACCGTACGATGTTGCATATTATTTTTTTGAAATCTAGGTAAGTTTTTATACTCTTTTGGAACAAAATGAGAAGCAGGTTTTGGATGAGGCCACACTTCAAGCATGTCTTTTCTAGTTGCACAAAAAGTTATTTTCTTACTAAACATGTTTTCTTTTATATTTTAAAGTTGCAACCATTCTAAGTTCAATACAAGAACGAGATATTTCACGAGCTGCGTGAGTTATAAAACCATCAAAGATAACAGCTCTTCCTGGTTTTGGAATTACAGCATTTTCAATTTCCGTTCTGTCTTTGTTTAAAAAAATTGTTTCACCTGCATATGATAGTCCCCATATTTTATTTAAATAAAACATTACAGTATATATTTGATTGTAATCATTAGCTCCGTCCTCATGAAAATCATGTATTGTTCCATAAAGATAAGAACTAGCATATGAATTTATTAGCTCTACGGAGTCAAATAAATTTTCTTTTTTTAAAATATCGTTCGCTGTTTTATATAATATTTTATTTACTTTATTTTCTTTTTCTAAAGGATTTCTAAATTTTCTAGGACCTGATAAATCATTAGCTGCCCCTGTAAATGTCCAAGGTTTTTCATCTCTAAAAGAACCATATAAAGTATCTATCTCTTTTTCATTAAACAAATTATCATGTATTTTAAATAAAGGTTTATTCATCTACTACAAAATTAAATGACATAGATCTTCTAATTTCTCCTTTTATTTTAGTTTTAAAGGGCATGACACAATGTTGATGACGTGCTTCAAATATATAAAAATGTCCTGCTTTAGGTTCCATCCACGTCATGTTTGTACCATCAACGGATGTAAAACCTAATTGTCCATCTCTAAATTTATGTGGATCTTTTACATCATTAATAAATTCTGGTATTTTTAAAAACAAAACACTAGACCATCCTGAGTTATCGTGATGTGTATGAGGTGGGTTATACTCTCCTTCTTTCATATCATTAACCCAACAACTTATAATCCTTAAAGATTTTTTTTTCTCAAATAAATTTATTTGGGTTATAGTCTCCATGTAATCATTCATACAATCAACAATAGATTTTGATATATTTGTTTCTCCTAATAGATGCGTAAATTCTAATTCAGAATCTAATCTACCGGCTAACCTTGCACCAAAAGAATTAAGTTTTTCTTTATGCGCTTCGTATTTAATATTAAAATCATCAATGTCTTTTAAAGATAAATCGTATCTTTTTACTATTCTTCCAAATGCGGTTGTTTGTGCTTTCATTCTTTGTCTTCCTCTTTCATATCACATATTCTTTGTCAATAAAACAATTTTAAAAAGTTATGTTGCTTTCACTTAAAATATGGTTAAATTAGATCTCACCCAAAAATTTAAATCACAGGAGATATTATGGAAAATCAAGAAGTATTGAAGGCTATAGCTGTCCTCGCTGATAAAGTGAGTCGCTATCATGAACGTTTATTAGCTACAGAGCGAGATAATTTAAGACTAGAAAAAACACTATCTGAACACCTAAAAGGGTGTGGCTGTCATAATACTTCTAGTGAACAAGTGATGTTAAATGGAAACGAAGCTGATGTTGAGTGCGAAGCTTGTAGTGCCTAGGGCATATATAAATAATTAATTTCTGATCGTTTCATTGTATCTAAAGCATCCTCTTTTGTTTCTACTAAAGCTTCTCCTGCTAAATTAAAAGAAGTGTTAAAAAGTATTGGTACATTTGTTTTTTGATAAAATAATTTTATTAACTCATAATAATTTTTATTTTGTTTTTTAGTTAGTGTTTGTATTCTGCACGTTCCATCAACATGAGTGATACAGGGTATGATGTTTTTTTTATTTTCTTTAACAGGTATTGCATAGGACATGTAAGGAGATTCTTTAATAGTGCCCATTTCAAACCAATTGGTTGCATGTTCCAATAATACTGTACCAGCAAAAGGTCTAAACCATTCTCTCTTTTTTATTTTATTTATAATATCTTTTCCGTTTTTATTTCTAGGATCAAACAATAAAGATCTGTTACCCAAGGCTCTCGGACCATATTCAGAACTATCTTGAAAAATTGCAACTATTTCTTGTTGCATAATTTTATCTATAGCTGTTTCTTTATCTGTAATTATCATACCACAAAACAGCTCCTAAAGATGTGCCACCATCATGAGCACACGGATCAATAAAAAAATTAACGTCTTTAAAATATTGTGTATATTTATAATTGTTAACACAGTTTAGTGCATAGCCACCAGATAAAACAATATTTTTAATGTTACCATAATTTAAAGCTTTTTCTATAAGTTCTATGGTATATTTTTCTGTAGCTTCTTGAACTTGTTTTGCAAGATCCTCATCTCTTTTTCCATAGTTGTTACCGTAAGAAGATAATCCCATAGCTTTCCCTGCTTCAGCGTATATAACACCATTTGTTTCTTGCCATAAATTAGTAGTTGCACATAAATGATTAAACAATAATCCTGGATTATAAGAATGTGTCATTCTGTATTCAACACCTTCCTCTGTAAAATAAAAATTATTTAAAACATCTTTTGATAAATTATTATTTATAGATTCTGTTAGTTTAATTAATTTATCTTTGTCATAAAAAGTTGACCACAATGTAGAACTTCTTGCGTTACTGTAGCTTTTGTATTTTGTATCAATAGAAGATTTATTCATATGATATATACTGTCTGTTTCTTGAAATGTTTCTTTATTAGGAAACGTTGCTCCACCTCCATCTATTACAATGCAAAAAGCTTCTTCAAATGGTGATAAATAAAAACCTGCAAAAGCATGGTATATGTGATGCATGAATGAATTAAAAACAAAGTTTTGTATTTTGTATTTTTTACAAATGTTATTTATTATTTTTTCATCATTATTATTTTCTCTACCATAAGAAGAAAAAACAAAAGTATCACTAAAGTTTTGTATCTTATTAAAGGATACATAATCAAAATATTCTGGAGTGGGTTCCCAATATTTATTTTTATTAAAACGACTTTCTTCAAAAAATTCAATATGTTCTTCTTTCTTAATACATATTGAAGAGTCGTGTGATATATTTACACCGACTGTCACAAATTATTCTGGCGTTTCTCCTAACATGTCTGCTAAAGAAGGAGCAAATACTTTTACGTCTCTTCTAATCTTGTCAGCAGTCGTAGATGTTCCTGGATTATCAACATCAGCTTGAGCTGCAGATTCTGATTCATATTCAACACCTGTATCAGCATGAGTAATTGTTGTTTCAGTTTTTACTTTGTAATGTGGAATTCTTCTTCCATCACTTGTTTCAATATGTCCAAGTAATTCAGCAGGTTCAACTATCGGCATCGTTTTTTCTCCAGTTTATATTAAAACTAATGGCAACTCTGTCATCATTAGAATTATTTGTTTGTACTTCATGTTGTAACCAAGATGGGAAAAAAATCAAGGAATTTTCAATAGGTGCTCGTTCTACGCTGTGAGCAAGGTGTACAGAAGCTTTATCTGTTTTTGGGGGTGATAGTACCTCTGCCTGTGGTTTAGGCTCTAAAAACACAATACTGCCACTTTTTTTAGGGGCTTTTAAATAAAATACACCAGATAGATAATTATACGGATGTGTATGTGTGTTATTTCTAGATCCTGGTGGGTTGATTATAGCCCACATCCCTGTCACATTAGGAACAAAATTATCTTTTACATCCATGTGATTAAAACAATCTTTAGCATGTTTAAGAATATCATTAACTAAAGGTTTAAATTTTTTTATTTTATGTAGTTCATCATTACTATGCCATCCACCTATATTGGACCGTGGCATTCCTTTTTGATCTTTTTCTTTTAATTGATATATAGCATCACTAAGATGCTCATGTTCTTTTAACTGTACTGAAAATACAGGAGTAATAAATAAAGAGTATAATTCCATTCTTTTTCCTTTTTTAAAGTTGACCTTTCGTAACCTCCATAAAACTTGCTATAATGTGCACTTGATTAGCAGCATTTGCTTGAACTTTAAGAATATCACTTTCTTGCAAAACTAAAGGTTGTGTCAATAATTCTGTTGTTGTAACTGTAGCAACACTCTTTGCTTTAAATATTTCAAAGGTTGCAGCGCCTCGAACAACTTCAACATCAACTAAAGTTGTTGAACCAGAGTCATTACAAACTAAAAGAGATTTTACTACATCTGTAGTAGGCATGACTGGAGGCGTAGCTCCAGGATTAGCTGTTGGAACTGTTATAATGGTTGTTAAATCTGTTGTGGTAATATCTACCATTGCGCTTTTAAAAGTATTAGCCAAGGAAAAAAGCCTCCGACTGTGATTCTTCTTTTAAATCTTGTTGGTAGTTTGTGTTAAGTAAAAGAATAATTTGGTCTAACAAAGAAATCATTTGATCAAACTGACCAGCACTATATTCCGGTGTTGCATTTGGTAATCTTGTAATTGTTAATTTAGCCATTATCTTCTCCCTCTTTTACCTATAACTTTTTGTAAAGTTTTTGCTTGTTTAGCATGTGTGTTAGATGCTTTTTTTAAATTTTTAATTACTTTTTTTACTGATTTTATTTTATTTTTTTTCATTATCTTCTTCCGTCAGATCTAAGTTGAAGTTTTGTTGATCCAAGTCTCCAAGCTGTGTCATCCACAGTATTAGTTTGATATTTAATTTTTACTGCTCTTCCTCTTCCTCTTACATTAATTTTCTGTGTTGTACTAGAGATAGTTCCTGAAGTAGAAACACTATTAGTAGATTGTGGATATTGATTTAAAGTTAAGGTAGCTGTTAAGGTATTTGATAAATTATCAAAGTCAGGAACTAATTTACTGACTGACATTAACTCGTCCCCATCTGCTATTTCAACAGATCCTGTAGTTAAAAAAGCAGAAATAGCTGTGCCATCTGCTTGATTATTTCCAGATTCATGTTCATAAATATAAGAAGCTCCTGCTGTTAAACCTAGTATAGTTGATACATTTGCTGTTACACTTGTGCTATATTCTGTAGCAATAGGCTGTTCAAATACATAAGCACCAAGCCAAGTTGTTCTACCTAAATTTAATGTATACCAAGTATTTTCTAAATAATTGTAAGCAACAGCTCTATCTATTGCTGTAGCACTTGCGGAAGGGTAGTACCAAATAATTTCATTAAAAGCTGTATTAATACCACAAGCTATATCGTTTCTGTTTGTGTAACTAAGATCATCAAATACATAATCTTGTACGGAACATGGCATTTTTTTAACAACACCATCATACATATAAAATGAATTATCAGACATCCAAAAAGCTTTACCATTAACTTCTATGGCTGCATGTTGAGCTATCAATCCACAGTTTGCACCTAGTTGTCTCATTCCAAAAGTAAAAGGTGTTCCTACAAATTGAACACCGTGAAGTGAGGTGTCTGTCCAAACAAGTATTTGACCTGATGATTTAACAGCACCTACTATCCTTGAACCATCTGATATACGAAGAGAACCGGCTTCATTAGTTGCTACAGGTGTATAATCTGTTGCATCTTCTCTATCAGAAAATCTAAAAAATAAATCATCTTGTGTAGCTGTATTACCAATTGTTGTTTCTGTTCCAAAAATTAATAAATGTCTCGTATCTGTAGAAACTAAACTAAATCTAGAAGCTGTCGGAGCATTAGATAAAGCTGTTGCTCTTGTATCTATTGAACCAGAAATATCTTTAAGGTATGTGCCACCATTTAAAACAGTAGCAATTAAATCTTCACCAAAGTTATCCAATGACCAACTTCGTCCAGCAATAGTAACAGTTGACGAAGTACGTGGAGTGTTCCAAGTGCTTAATGACCATGTTCCTACGCCCCATCCATATCCAAAAGTTGAAGATGTTGGTCCAATATTAATTTGATAATTAGCATTACCTGATCCACCACCACCAGAAGTAGATCCAGAGGCTGCGCTTGTATGTGTAACTTTGTAAGTATTAGAGTCAACATAAGTTGTAACTTCAAACTCATTATTCATATCTAAACCATCAATAGCCGAGAAAGAATCAAAGGTTACAAAGTCTCCTTCAATAGCACCGTGAGCAGCGTCAGTTACTGTTACTGTTGTTGTGCCGTTTGTTGTAAAAGGATTTGTTAGTGCTGCTGTTTCTCTAATAGGTGTAATGTCATAAAGAGCACTACCTGAAAATAAATATAATTTTCTATCTGTTCCTAAAGCAAGATATCTAGTGCCATCTAAACCAATCCAAGAATGCGTATCACGGACCACGCCCACAATAGTCTTGTTTGGATCTGGTAAGTATGACCAACCTTTCCATCTTTCAGGTTTTCCATAGTGAAACCTAACAAAATCAGAATCAACATATTTACGTTGATCTCCTGCTGAATAAGCAGTATCTTGTTTATCTATACCTGGTTGGAACTTTAAATCTACTAATTTCATAACATGACCCAATATTGTATACTAAATCTTTGCTGAGGAAAAGGCACATCTTTACCGTCCTTTGACTTAATTTGAGTTATTGCATGATCAATATAACTAGGAAAAACTACCATAAAATTATCTTGATTAGGAATAGTTATAATTTTACCATCATCCATAAAAAGCATGTCTCCACCTAACAAATTGCTTCCTTGGTTCAAAACAAGATTAAAAGTAAACATTTCTGAATCTTTATGCCAATTATAATAACCCCCATGATTATATGCGACGACATGTATGTTATGTTTTCTAGGTTTTTCTAACAAATTAAAAACATTCTTTTTTTGTTTTATAAAAGTAAATAAACCTTGATTATAAAACCATTCATGTAAACCCATAATTTTTTGATTATTTAATTTTTGTTCACCGTGTTTTATCCAATAATCAAAACCACCACAATGACTACTAAAAAAATGTGGGGATTCTTCTTTTTTAGAATTAAACCAAGCTGAAACATTAAAATTACCTCTGTTATTAGAAAGTTCTATTTGTATCTCTTGTAAAGCTAAAGGCGGTAAAAAATTTTCACATCCAATAATATTTGAAGAATAATATTTAAAATTCATTTTTTTTAAACTGTGTTGCTACGTTACCTTTAAATGAGTAATTACCCATATGCGTCATGCCACTTATAATATCAGCATAAATCTTACCGCCTATTTCCTGCCACAAACGACAGAATGCATAGTCTTCTGATAAATACCTTTTAGTATTAGGTTCTATCATTGTATCAAAAAATGCATAGTTCCAATCAGATGTGTCATGATAATCAAATCTTTTGTCATGAAGATCATTTAAATGCTGATCAGATTTAAATTTAAGGTTAGGATAAGCTAAAGCCATTTTTTTAAAAACGTTTCTTTTTATTAACATAAAACCAGTTGCGCCATCTAACACCTCTATAAATCCTTTTTTAGAAACAACATGTTCTGGATCTTTAACATTTAAATTATACATCAAAGAAGAAGCATGTAATTCATCTTCATTAATATTAGGATTTTCTTTTACTTTAGTAATAGCTTTTGTCCAATTAATTTGTTTACGAGGATACACACCTGTTACCACATCTTTGTCCAAATCTAACATACGAAAAACAGACTCAGGATTAAAAGCAATATCAGCATCAATAAACAAAAGATGAGTATATTCTTTATTATCC